TATTTGACAATAGAGGATATAAGTGATAATACTTGTATAATAAATAATATTTGTATAAAAACAATACCTCAAGTAATTAGTCCCATGGCATATTTTTTCTACAATTTTGCATATAGCACCTTTAAGTCAGAAAAATGTTTAATAATAAATTAGAAAATAAATTTATTTTTCTACTAGATAATCATAAATTCCAGTAATTTTATTTAAAATTTGATCCTCAGTTATTTCATTTTCAATTATTAATAAGTTAGCACATTCTTTTATAAGTAGTTTTGAATTCATAAGTAGAAATTTGGTTTGTTCATATGCTTCATTAAAAATATTTTCAATTTCATTATCTATTTTTTCTCTGTATTTGTCTGAACTATAAGGCAAAAACATATTTCTTCCCATACCATAATCTATTACCATTCTTTGTATTATATTTTTTACACGATGAAAATCATCTACTGCTCCTGAAGAAATTTTATCCCCATAAAAAATTTCTTCTGCAACTCTACCACCTAGTAATACCATTATTTCTTTTATTAATGATTCTTTCGTCGAAATTATATTATTCGCCGATTCATCAAATAAAGTAAATCCAAGAGCCTTTGGTGACCATAGATTAATTGATACTTTAATAATTTTTCTATATTTTTTAAAAATACTAATTAAGGCATGACCTATTTCGTGAATTGCTATTTGTGTAATCATTTCATGGGATAATTTATTTTCATTTATTTGCCAACCAGTTAAAATTCTATTTGCTATAATTTCAAGATCTTGTTTTTCTATACATTCTCTATTTTCTCTAAGAGCATATAACATCGCTTCATTTAATAAATTTTCTATTTCGGCACCAGAAAATCCATTCGTTATTTCAACTATTTTTTCTATTTGAACTGTATTTTTATTATATGGTTTGCCATTTAAATGAATATTTATTATTTCATTTCTTGTTTTTCTATCTGGATTTCCAATATATATTTTTTTATCAATTCTTCCAGGTCTTATTAGAGCACTATCTAATAAATCTATTCTATTTGTAGCACCTATAACAAATATACCATTTGTATCTTTAAATCCATCTAAACCAACTAACAACTCATTTAAAGTAGAATCTCTTTCCGCTGAACTTGTTTCTGAATCTGTAGTGCGTTTTCTACCTATTGCATCGATTTCATCAATAAAAATAATACATGGTTTATTTTCTTTTGCAAATTCAAATAATTCCCTTACTCGGGAAGCACCAACTCCAACATACATTTCTTGAAACTGTGAACCCGATACAGGAATAAATCCAACATTTATTTGACCACTAAAAGCTTTTGTTAAAATAGTTTTGCCATTTCCTGGAGGACCTTCTAAAATAATTCCTCTTGGAATTCTTACATTATATTTTTGATATTTTGTATAATTAACTAATATATCAGCACATTGTAATAATTCATTTTTGATTAAATTATAACCCCCAATATTAGTAAAATTAAAATTATTATTAAATATTAATTCAAAATTTTTACTTTTTTTATTTTTTTTAATTTTATTATTGTTTTCATAGTCTTTTAAATGATTTTTTAATATTTCAGGAGGATTTCCTTCAGGAAAAAATATTCTAATACCGAATTCATTAGGAAGTTTTGTATTTTTTTTAAATATATTTTCTATTTCTTGTCCAAATGCACTATTTAATTCATTATCTAATTCATTATCATTATTTTCTTTACAAAGTAGTTTATTTTTATTATATTTATTAAATATATTATTGTTATAATAAATGTTTATATTTTTTCTAACTTTTTGAATTTGATATTTTAGATTAGACTTATTAGAGTAAAATTGTTGGGAGAAAGTAATTATATTTATAAATATAATTATAAAATACATATATTTTATAATATTAGTTATTTCTAATATAAAAAATTTTAAATATATTAAATCAAAAAAAAAGAAAATGGAAAAATCCTATAAATAATGTTTTTGGTTCAAATTTTGAATTCATATTGTCTCGTAGTCGGCCAATATGAATTTCCATAATGCAATCCTTTATCTTACATATTTACCTACCTTTGTAAAACTATCTATAACAAAAATAATAAAAACTCCTAAAAAAGAATATAATACTACTTCCTCTGTTACACTTCCAGTTTTTTGATCTTGTTGTTCTTCTAACAAATTAATCATATAATTTAATTTATCAATTAAAATCTGATTACTTTCATTTTGATTAGAATTAGATGGATAATTTGATGCTACTAAAGAATGATAGTTTTTATTATTTTCTGATTTATTTTGATGATTATTATTAGGAACTAATTTTCTATAATATTCTCTAACTTGAGAATCATTCATAAAAGCACTTTGTAATTCTTGTAATTTTAAATCTTCATCATCGGCAGGTTGTGGAACTAAATTATCCTCTATATTAGACATTCCTTCCTGTTTTTTTCTTTCTGAACCCATTGAAACAGGTTTCGCAGGAAATTCAAATGGATTTATTGGTTTAAAATCATCTGAATGTTTTGCAGTAACAGTAGTTCCTTTAGGATTATAGTTTCCTAAATCATCATCATCTAATGTTCCATTATGAATTGATTGTAAAACAGAATTTACTTTTTGAGGATTGAAATCGCTAGATGGTTGACGATATTTTTGCGTTTTATTTTGATTTTGTCTCTTCTTACTAATAGGTGTTTCATATTGATGGGTTTGATTACTATCATTATCTATAGGTGCAGCAGACATTGCTAAATAAGACATTCTCTTAATAAAAAATAAGATAATTATTTATCAAACAAACTGAAAATAAAGAACTTTTTTTATAAATCTAATAATTATAAAAAAATTATTATGTAATTTATATATAATGAGTATTAAAACACAATTTATTGGTGCTCTTTTTTTAACATTAGTAATAATTTTAGCAGTAAATCCAAAACTTGTTAATAATATCTATTATGGTTCAATTTTAGGAAGAATATTTTTGGTATGTGTAGTTATATTTTTTGCAATGTGCAATACAACTTTAGGATTGTTAGTTGTATTAGTAATTATAGCCGGATTAAATCAATATAGATTTTTTTTAGAGGGAATGGAAAATAGCAATTCCTCTTCTGAACAAACTATCACAACAAATGAAAACCAACCAAAGATTGTTGGTGATGATAATGTTAAATCCAATGGAGGCCAAACTGTATTAACAAATTCTGCTGTTAGTGCAGTTAAAAAAAGAATAAGTGATCTAAAAGATTCAGCAAAGGGAACTAATGTTGTGGACAGTATTATTACTGAAAGAAATTTAACCAAAGATTCAAAACAGATTCCAGTAGATAATAAAATGAATAGTAATTCCACTGGAGAAGTTCAACCATCATCAGAAGGAATGTTAAAACCTACTGCTTCATTAGAAGGATTTTCTTCATATGCCACTTATTAAGTAAAAAAGTTAAAAAAGTTCTTTAACTTATTTTACTGTTTAAATATATATGCGTAAAATATATTTTAAAATATTAGTTTGTTTAATTATTATTTTATGGATTATTCTCTTTATACAATCTTTTTCTAATACAAAAAATGAAGGTTTTACTCCTAAAATTAATTCAATTTATAGACCATATGTTCGTCATTTTAATCAAACATATGAAACATTTATGAATAATTATGGTCCAAATGTTATTATTACTAAACTTAAAAAATGGAATATTTATTAGATAATTTCTATATACAAAATCCAAAAAATTATTATATAAAAATAATATAATTATGTCAAATATATTTTATGATACAATTGCTTTTGCCCATAATCATATTATGTTTCTCAATAATAGCAAATTTTTTGCTGGCGTTGTTATGATTTTACTCAATGTAGGCTCAAAATTTATTACTATTCAATTTAGCAAATCAACTGAAGAATATCTTAAATTAAATGTGACTAAACAGTTGTTAGTTTTTGCAATGTCATGGATGGGCACTCGTGATATTTATACAGCATTAGTATTAACAGCTGTATTTACTATTCTATCAGATCATTTATTTAATGAAGAAAGTCCATATTGTTGTGTTCCCCATAAGTATAGAATACTTGCTAAATTAGTTGATGAAAATAAAGATGAGATAATTACGGAACAAGAAATTAATAATGCTATAGCAATTTTAGAAAAAGCAAAAAAAGATAAACAACGTATGAATCAAAGACAAATGTTTACCCTTTATGGAAATTACCTTAATGAGGGATTACAAAGTAATTATTGAAAATAATATATATTATTAAATAATATATATAATAATGAATTCAACAAAAATACAAGAAAAACTAAAAGTAGATTCTTTTGTTGAAAAAACAAAACCTAATTCTGAGTTTAAAAAATCTTCAAATAAAATATCTAATTCAAATGAAAAAAATAATACAGTTGTTCCTAAATTAGAAAATATTACTACTCTAACTAACAAAGAAAATTTGCATCTGGTTGAATCTTCAAATTTAAAAGTAGAGGCATATCCAGATTTTCCATTTGAACCAATAAATTTAAAAGCAGGGGCAATAAAACCATCCGCCCCTCCATATGACTCAAAAAATAAACAACCAATTTTTCCAACTGCTTACCCTGTTAATTTTTCAGAACCAGAAATCTTAAATACTAAAAACCAAATTGAAACACAAAATTTAAGTTCTTATTCTAAGTCCAAGGATAATAATACCCCTAATTCTTTAATCATTTTTATTAAAACCAGAATACCCAACTTTTATAAATTAAATTATGAGCCTTATATGAGTGTTCCAAAAAGTAAAAGTCATACTGTTTATTTTGATCCCCTGGTTAAATATTATGAGGCACCAATTAAAAATTTATCTTATGGTGCCCCTAAAGATTCATTAATGACTCAATTTTTTGAAGCATCAGAATTTGAATCTATGATTAATAGAATTTTAAGCGATTTTAAATATATGCAAAAACCCAGGACTTTGAAACAAGCATTTGATGAAAATATTATTGAAAATAATTTACGAATCACTCTTAAAAATTTGTTTAAAACCAATAATTTATTTTACATAAATAAAAACCCTTATACAATTGTTGGAGTTAAATCTAATCCATCGGATTGGCAAATAGATAAAAAACCTCTTCAAATACTTTTAGATCAATTCCCTAATAAAACTGTTAATCAACTGGAAGATGAAGCCCAAAAAGAAGAAGATGATATACCTGAAATTTTAAGACAAGGAAATTTATCTTCTACAAATATTAGTGAGAGTGAAAATATATCCATTGTTGCCGCTGGTTTAAAAAAGGCATCTGAAATTCAAGACAATACAAATAATGAAATAGAAATAGCAGGCATTACAGATTCATTTGTAAACCTTGATAAATTATTTGGAGTTTCTGATGATATTTTAAATTTGTATACAAAATATTTACGTCAAAATATTCCCATTAATTATTCAAATATTTCAGACCTTTCTAAAGATTCCTTAACTTTTTCACTATTAATAGACCCACTTGATTTACTTAATTTTATTAACACAAATAAAAAACAGGATTTAATAGATTTATATTCTGCGTTTAATAATTCAAAAATAAATTTACAAATGGCTGATAAAGCATATATAGATTTATGTATAGAATTAGCAAAATATAAAACTAAATTTGATTCTGAAATAACCAGAATTAGAGATTATATTCGTAAAAAAATTAATAAACTTAAAATTCAAGAACGAAAGCAAATTATCAACGATTTAATGCTACAAATTAATAAACTTAAGGTCTCTTATTTGCAAATAATTTTTAATATAGCAGATGCTATCAATAAAATTTATCAACTACAACACATATATTTTATTTCTAATAAATTATTATTAGAGGAATTAAAAAAAGAATATGTTAATATTATTAAATATTATGAAAAACCTGCATTAGCTATCAAGTGTATAGATAATGATATTGAAACTGTTAGTTTATTAATAGAAGAAGATCCCGAAAATCAATATTCGGTATCCTATTTTTCAAATTATAAAAGATTTACACAATTTTATGAAAATCAACTAATTAAAAATAAACAAGAATTATTAGAACCACAAGTTAACTTCTCTGATGAGGCTGAAATTTATATAAATTATCCAGACTTATTGTTAGTTGAAAATTATCAATATGATATTTATAATTTTAAAATGTTTTTATCTTACTCCTATAATCAATTTGATATATGGATTGTATTATTTAAATCTATGGAAATATTTGTAAGATTTATAGGAAATATGACAAATAATATAATTTTATTATCTGATTCATCATTAAAAGAATTAAATGATCATTATAGTTTGGGACAACAAAATAATTTGTTAAAATCTATGGGAGCTGAAGCAATTAGGGGTAATTATGATAAAGAAACTAAACAATTAAATTGGTTTTTAGTAAAAGAAGATGGCATCAAAGCAATAGATTCCAAAAATAAAAATTTGAAGGACGGGCTATTTGAAGAGTTATATATAAATTATATTAAAACAAATGTAAAAGCGTATGATGCTATTATTTTATATATTTATTTACTTGAAATTCTTTGTTTAAGACAGAATAAAGTTTATGTCGGAGAGGAAAATGTAAATCAATTGAATTTGGAATTCTCTTTATCCTTAGATAAATATTATAGTATAATAATTAAGAATATTAATAAAATGAAAGATGGTAAACCTTTATATATACCACCTTCTATATTATGGGATGTGACAGATTTAAATAAGATTGCTTTTGTTGAAAACAAAAAAAAAATAAATACTAAATTAAGTATTATTTATCGTTCCAGACTTAAATCTATTATGGAGTCACGTGAAAATTTAGTTGTATCTTGTGAAGAAATATCAAAGAAAATTACACCAAATATAAGTAAATCGGGTTTTATTAATGAATGTGAAAATTTAATAATAGGTAAAAATTCAAATATACCTATCCATACTTTTAGGAGTAGTTATTGGATTGAAAAAACAATTCAAAATTATGATATTCAGGGAACCCAGGATTTTATTTATAATATGAATAAAGTTGTTAAAGATGCTTGGTATGATAGAGTTTTAGATGAAATTAACGTTAAAGATTATTTAGATTGGGTAGTATTTAATAACGATAATAATTATAACGATAAAGAGAGTTTATATGCATCTGTAGCCGATGGTTTAAATAGACAATTAGAACTAACAAATAATATAACAACCAATTTATATACAGAAACTATTGACGGAAATCAATTATTTTCAATTAATTCAATTAAAAAACTTATAGATGAAAATACATATTTAAATGATAATGGTAACGAAAATGGTAACGAAAATGGTAACGAAAATGGTAACGAAAATGGTAACGAAAATGAAATAATAAATAATGTCAATATTTTGGAAAAAGTTCTAAAAATTAAATTTATAATATTTGAAATGTTTCCAAGTAATTTGCCTATTTCTATTGGAGATATGGTTTCATATAAAGGAAGACCATATAGAGTGTTAAAAATTATAACAAAAGAAAATAAAAAACTTTATGATTTGTATAATGGATATACAGAATTTAGAGATATTCCTCAAAAAAGAATAAAAAAAAATCAAAATAATCTTTTACAAAATTTTCGTATTTTTTGTAATTACGATTCAAGTATGGAAAATGTAGAATTTATTGATTATATGTTTTTAGTTATAACAAAAGAACAAAATGAAGATGAGAATAAAGATTTTTTAAAGTTTAAACTTGTATATAATACAAATATAAAGTATATTTTTACAGAGGAAAAAATACCTATATATATAAAATATTTAATATTTAATAGTTGTCCAAATTTAGATAGAGATAAACTAAATAAAATGGGATTTAGAAATTCTAAATTACAAGATGATATATTATATTTTGAAACAGATAGAAAACAGCGTATTGAGAAAGAAAATATTCAAAATGATATTTATGATATTGAACAAAAAATAAAGAAATTTAAAAATGAATATAAAATACTTAAGGGCAAAAAAGATAAAAGTTTGGAAGATCAAGCTGAAGAATTTTTATATAAAGAAGAAATAAAAGATTTGAAGCAAAGAATTAATATGTTAAATGAATTTTTAATAAATGAAAAAGATAAAGATAAATCAAACCAAATTGAGTTATCTAATGGAATTGGTGGTGCACAATTATCAAACCCAAGTTTCTCCAATGTATATCAATATAATCCAAATTATCCAAATAATCCAAGTAATATTATTTATTTACCCAGAGAAAGATATGTTTATCAAAATCCTAATTATTCAAATCAATATAAAATACCTTATAATGTTTCTCAAAATAAAGAAAAAGATCAAAAATCAAAGTTATCATTTTATATTACAATTGAATTAGAATTATTTCCTGGAACATCTGCAAATATGCTTCAAAAAAGTGTAGTAAAATGTCAAAGCACATTTGAACGTATTAGAGAGGCTTGGTCAGATATATTTGGATTTCAATATAGACCGGCACCAATGAATGAGGCAAATATAAATAATTATGATTCTCAAGAAAAAATGAATAATAAAAAGAAAAATACTAACAAGAAAATGGCAAGAGAGAATAATAAAACTCGTAAATTAGGAAAAAGAAAATAAAAAAATTGATTAAAAAATAAAATACTTATACTTTGGAATAATAACTAAATTATAAGTATATATGAAATTTTTAATGAAATTAGATAATCTAATAGAAGGTCAAGTAATTAAACGACCTTCCAAATATATAAAAACTCCTTATGTTGCGGATATTTTATGTGAAGATGGAGAAGTATTAGGTCATACTCCTTCATTAGGTTGTTGTGGCCTTGCGGATATAAATGCATCAATATTAATGTCCCGATGTAGGGAATCTAAAAAGAATTGTAATAAAATTTACAAAAATCAAGCGAACATGAAATGTTCTTATACTATTTATCTGTCAGTAATAAGAGAAGGAGACTTTGAACAAATTATTGGAATTTATCCCAAATTGGCTGAAACATTAACTGAAGCAGCTTTAACTTCTAATCTACTAACAAAACTACAAAATGTGAAAAAATATAGAAGAGAAACTACTATTTATATTAAAGATAAAATAGAATCCCGATTTGATTTTACCGGAATTGATCAAAATGGTATTCCCTTTATAATGGAAGTAAAAAATGTGCCACTTGCTGATTATGAAGATATTACTGCAAAAGAAAGAGCAAAAATAAATTTTAGTGACCGAAATTTTAATTCAAAGGTTGCCTATTTTCCTGATGGTTATAGAAAAAAAACAGCCGATCCTGTTAGTCCAAGAGCATTAAAACATATAAGAGAATTAACATTAATAAAAAAAGAAACATCTATACGTTGTATAATGTGTTATGTAATTCAAAGAACAGATGTGAATAGATTTCAACCATCCATTATTGATCCAGAATATAGAGAAGCTTTTAGAGCAGCAGTTGAATGTGGTGTTGAAATCATAACTTTGGTTGTTAGTTGGAATAGAAAAGGAGAAGCAATATTTATTAGAGATGATTTACCTATTTCTAAATTTTAATTTTTTTTACACCTTTACTAATAATATAAATTTTCCATATTTCATAAACATTTTATTTGGAAGGAGAAATATTTTTCTTTAAGTAGTTTTACAAAACATATTTTACACCTTTGGAGATTTAAAACGCCGACTTTGAAACATTTGATATTTGGTTTAATAATTCTTTATAATAACTTCCTTTGCTTTTGCTTCTGGATTTTTAGAATTAATCGCTCTTTTACATAAAATAGATGTAATATTGTATTTTTCACTTGTAAAATTATCACGAACTAAACTAACATCAGCATTACTCAACATCATTTTTTTATTTGTTTCAGTTAATTTATGTACTAATTTAAATAAATTATTATGGTTATCAATATTAAATCCATTTTCAGTATATCCAACAAAAGAAGTATCTGTTTCAGGTGCGTATGGGGGGTCAAGATACACATAATCATTTGGTTCAACATTATTTAATGATATATTGAAATCACATGATTCAAATATGACATTTTGTATTAGTTCGTGTATTTCGTCTAAATGTTCTTTGTTAATGATTTCAGGATTATTGTAATGTCCGTAAGGAACATTAAAACCTTTTGGACCAACTCTAAAAACACCTCTAAAACAAGTTTTATTTAAGAATATAAACATCGCAGAACCTATTGTAGTTTTTTTATCAGTAAAACTTAATTTATTATATTCACTTCTAATCCAATAGTAGTAATTTTCTTTTGCTACCTTTGCTTCATCAATATTTTTTGGAGTTCTATTTATTTCACCATCTCCGCAAGAATTAAAATTAGTTATTAATTGCTGTATTTGATTATATAATTCATTATGATTTGATTGAATATTTTTATAGATATAAACCAAAGGTTCATTTAAATCGTAAGCGTATATATTTCCATGTATTTTTATGATACCATTTCTAACATATGATAATAAGGTTAATAAGACACTACCTCCACCTAAAAATATTTCACGATAATTATTTATGTTTCTTGGAAACTCAATAATTAATTTATCTAAAATTTGTGTTTTTCCTCCAATCCACTTCAAAATCGGTTTAGGAATAGTTATTTTTTTATGGTTAATATCCTTAACAAGTTTATTATCATAAATAATATCATCTTCATCAATAATTTCAAACTCAATTGGTTTTGATTTTTTAATTTCAACTAATTTTTCCTTTACAGCAGTGTCTATCATTTCTTTAATTTTGCTCTCAACAACACAAGGATTTTTTTTATTCATATGTGATGTATAGTGAGACTTTTGACTAAATTCTTTACCACACTTTTCGCAAGTATATTTACCCATTTTCAGTTATAATATACCTTAATATTATATTTTTAATTCAATTTTTTTAAATATAATAAATAAAAAAACAATATTTAACTAAAAATA